ATAGAAGAATATTAGTACTGATAGGTAATCTGTGGTTATCTTGAGTATATTAGTAAGAGAGAGTAAGTAATCAATAATCAATTTTATATTATGAGTAAACTAAATGCAGCGTTGGTGAAGGTTCAGTCGGAACTGAAAGCACCAAAGAACCAAAGGAACAACTTTGGTAAGTACAACTACCGCAGTGCGGAGGATATACTTGAGGCAGTAAAGCCTCACTTAGCATCCAACAAGTTGACAATGACTATTAGTGATGCAGTTAAAGAAGTAGCTGGCATCCCTTACATTGAATCTTCAGTAGGAGTTACTGATGGTTTAGACATAGTAGTTGTCACAGCACAAGCGGGTATAGACCCTAACAGAAAGGGAATGGATATCGCACAGTGTTTCGGAGCATCGTCTTCGTACTCTCGTAAGTATGCCTTGAACGGAATGTTCTTGATAGATGACACGAAAGACCCTGATGCTACCAATGACCACGGCAGAAGTTCTGCAACTACCACACCCAAGGAGTTAGTAATGACAGATGATGTTAAAGCTAAGATGATTGGTGCAGTAGCTAATGGTAAGAAGGCAGCAGTTGAAACTGCGTTAGCTAAGTACAAGGTGAGCGCAGCGGTTCGTAAGGAAATCTTAGGGTAATGGATATCCTTGAAAGATTTGATGACGATGAGATTTACTATGCGGACAGGGAGTTCCTGTCCAATAGTAGTCTCAAGTTATTAGCAGAGTCTCCAACCAAGTTTGACCTATGGAGAAAGAGTAAGTGGAAGCAATCTGGCAATGCAGCATTTGATGTAGGCCACGCACTACACGCTCGGTTCTTAGAGGACAAAGTAACTTACGTAGGTTGGGAAGGTCAACGCAGAGGAGCTGAGTACAAGCTGTTCAAGGAAGAGAATCCTCAGACACTTGCACTTACAGCAAAAGACTTTGCAATAGTTGAAGGTATGTACGACAAGCTGTCTAAGGTACAAGCTGTTCAAGATATTATGGGTATAGATTTTAGACCCGAAGTACCCGGAATAGGTGAGTACACTACGGCAGCAGGAAACATCGTCAAGTTCAAAGGGAAGGCAGATGCCTTAGCTTTTGATGGTGTGTCCACCTACTTAGTAGATTTAAAGACTACTAAAGACCCAATGCAGAAGTGGAAGAAGGCAGCCTATTGGGGGTATGCACAACAAGCCGCTATGTATGTACGCTTATTTGATGTAACAGATTTCTACTTCCTCGTAGTGCAGAAAGAGTTTCCTTACGAGGTTGGGATTTACAAAGCATCAGATGAGTTTTTAGCAAAAGGAGAACGAGACTTAAAAGCATCTATGAACTTATATGAAAAGCTATTTATAAATGGAGAATACAAACCATATCACGCAGACATTGACATCTTATAGTAACTTAGAGAACGTGATTATCTCAGGTACAAGTACAATATCTAATGTGTTAATTACGGACATAATGTCCAACAGTAAGAAGAAAGAAGTTGCACTCGCAAAGAGTATTGCTTGTACAGTTTTTTCTGAGTACGGTTATGGAGTGAGAGAAATATCAAGGTTATTGAGCATTGACCACAAGGGAGTGTCAGTATACATTGGTTCACACGATAACCGAATGGCCGATAGGAAGTACTTGATTAAGTACAACAAGGTCAAAGCGTTTGTTGAGAACTATGAGTTCTCAAATGAAGTAAGTTTAAATCGTATGAACGAGATAGCCAGCAAGGTTGCAGGTATTGAAGCTCAGTACGAACATCTAAAAGAATTATTAACAAGTAACTAAATTAAACAATCAATTATTATGGCTAACGACAAAGTATTCGTAGGTAAGACAAGCATTATTACTACTCAGTATGGTGAAATTGTAAAGGTGGCTTTAGGCCCACAAGATTTTGAGACATTGCTCAATGCAAAGAACGAGAAGGGTTGGGTCAACCTTGAGATTAAGGACAAGCGTGATGGAGGTAAGTACATCCAACTGCAAGGTGAGTACACAGGTGCTAAGAAACCACAGGCAGTAAATGATACGGATGACCTACCATTCTAATCACAGAATCAAGTAAGGTATAATGAGGAGGAGGGTACTGCGGAGTCCCTCCTCTTACTATAGGGAGAATGGTGGCAGATAGATAAGGGCTTGGTCATTGAAGGGGTTATCTATACTGCAAGGAGGGTTCAACTCCCTCCCTCCTTACTAAGAGCAAGGCGGTTTGTACTAATATTATTAGTCTTTACTTGGGTAAGTATCCGACCTTGTTCTTTCTCATAAAAGGGGAGCAGTTTTTTTATAAACTAAATATAAAAAGCTTGTGGTTAGGTCTATGCTGACTCCCCTTTTTTAACATTAACACCAAAGAGATATGGGCAAGTTTATTAGGACAAAATTAATGCACTCACATATGTCGGGGGCTAACAATACTAAGGTTACCAAGAATTCACAGTTAGAGCCATTCAGAATCACAGATGGAGTGATGAAGATTGGTAAGTACAAGGGTAAGAAGATTTCTGAATTACCCACTTCATATTTAAAGTGGATGATTAAAGAGATGGACTTAAATCCCTCAAGAGTTACAGCGATAAAAGACATAATAAAATAATGAGACTTGAGGACATTGCTGGGTGTGTATTAGTATTAGTTTGGAACGGATTTCTAATTTATAAAATGAGAAGAGATGATAAGAAAGATTAAGCACGTAAGAGAGTTACAGAAGTATCTTGATATGTTGATGATAGATAATGTAAACCTATCAATACAAGCAAGTAGATTTGGATGGAGCGATGATATACAAAACCAACTAACCAACTCAGGACTACTGATAAGAAAGTATCAGCGTAGAATGAGACTAATAAAGATGTGATATGAGCGATAAGTATTTTTGTGGAGGATGTGATAAACAGATACCAATAGTAATAGGATTAAACCAACTTCACATATGTGATTGTGGAACCTTAAATAACATAGGAGATGCAGAGTAAAGAAGAAGAAGGACAGATGATTTATCTCGTAGGTCTCAAGTTATCTTGGAAAGTTAAGAGAGGTAACGGATACATAAACAACCATAGGGATATGGAGATACCTACAAGAACAAAGTCAATTGAAGATATCAACTCATCGCCAGAGATGATTATGAATATAATGGCTTCACTAAAACTAACAGGAAAAAAGATATTTGATTTCCACGTTAAAGAAGAGTACTTTAGGAAAGAGTTAAGTAAAAGCTTTGCACATAAAGAAGTAGATTACAGTAAAGAGTTTGGTAAATAATTTAAAATAAGGGCAATGAAAAAGTTTATATACAGAGCAGAGGATGTAAGAGATTCTCTCAACACATTAAGAAGTGAAGGAATTAAGAAGGGTGCTTGGACAGGCTTTGATAGTCTGTTTGATAAGTACTCAATGAAGAAAGGTAGTACTACATATATCTATGCAGGAGCGCACCAAGGTAAGTCACAGTTTGGTTTTGAGCTGATGGTAAACCTCGCACAGTATAGTGGATGGAAGTGGGCAGTGTACACTCCTGAGACAGGCTCACCTACAGAGGTGTTCGCTGAACTACTATGGGTGTATCTACGTAAGCCTTTCTTAGTCAATGACAAAGTTATGGCTACCGATGAGGAGAAGGAAGAGGCTATGTCTTTTATAAATGAGCATTTCTTCTTAGTAGATAGTGGTCTTCAAGACCTATCTATAGAAGGTTTCTACACAGCAGTAGAGATGATAGAAGAGGACAACTTCATCACCATAGATGGATGTATGATTGACCCCTTTACAGAGATTCGTACAGATATAACAAGCGGTGTTAGAGATGATATAGCTATTGGTCAGGTGCTTACCAAAGTCCGTAAGCATAGTGCTGAGAAGAACTATCACACGATTGTAACAGTACACACTAAACACCAACAAGCCAAGTACAAGAACGGAATACCATATGTAGATGTCCCTACGATGAACGATATTGCAGGTGGTATGCAGTGGTCAAGGAAAGGTATGATGGTACTCAATGTATGGAGATGTCCTTACGGATTAGAAGATGAGAATGGAATACCATACGAGCAGAACCAAGTTAAGATTACAGTCGTTAAAGCCAAGCCAAAGATTGTAGGTAACTTAGGTTCAGTAACACTCTTCTATGATAAAATGAAAAACAGATACTATGAAAAAGACAGACAAGGAAAACCACAATACGCTTACCCACAGTCTAATTCTTAGTAGGAAGATAGCCTTTGCAGAATTGATTCGTGCATATCTAAAGTTTAATGTAGCCTCCGCAACGGAGGTTACTGTAACTGTTAATGGAGATGTGATGATTAACGAAACACTATTCAAGCTGGACATCAGCGACTACACAGGAAAGAACGAGGGGTTGGGATATATATTTTTCAATCCCTCAAGTGGTAGGTTGGTTATTGAGAAGGGAACTATCAGTAAGATTTATAAATTAGAAGTTAACTTACAGGATGAAGACAATAAATAGTTTAAGCGGAGGGAAGACAAGCAGCTACATAGCTGCTAACTATCCTGCTGATTACAATGTGTTCTCACTCGTTAGGACAGAGGACGAAGGTTCTAAGTTCAAGGACGATAAGATACGCAAGTTAGTAGAGGATAGAATACAAGCTCCATTCATAGCAACTGCTGAGGATGATACTATTATATATACTATGCTTGACCTTGAGCAGTATATAGGAAAGGAAATCAACTGGGTTACAGGGCCAACCTTTGAAAAGGTTATCGGTAATCACGGAGGGTTTCTTCCTAATAAGATAGCAAGGTATTGTACTACTGATATGAAGACTATGCCAATAGCTCAGTGGAGACATAAGAACATAGAGGGAGATGCTGAGATGAGGTTTGGCTTTAGAGCGAACGAGCAGTCTCGTGCTAAGACTATGACCGAGAAGCTTAATGAGCGTGGTATGACGGAGGTTAAGATTGTAGTAGGAAGAACCAAGACGGGTACGAGAAACCGTTGGGGAGTTATAGACTACTGTAAGCCTTCGTTTCCCCTGATAGAAGATGCTATATTCAAAGATACTATTGAAGAGTTTTGGAAGGACAAACCTGTAAGGTTTTCTTATATGAATAATTGTGTAGGATGTTGGTGGCGTGCGCCAATGCTACTGAAGCATATGGCTGACAGACACCCAGAGAAGATGGATTGGTTTGCAAGACAGGAAGAAGGCAACAAAGGAAACTTCAGGTCAGACGTTAGCTACCGAGAGATAATCAGTTACAACTCACAGTTTAATCTATTTGACGAAGACTTCACCGAGTGTGATGGTGGATACTGCGGACTATAATGTTAATAAAGTCTATAGCCTATATGTCAATACGTTATATGGACAAGTATATTTATAATATGAAAGATACTAACAATACAAGAGACTTAATAATAGAAACATCTACAGAGGTTATGAACCTCCTACTTGAGAAGAACGCTGCTTACGGGGATTCTGCCCTTAACCCCGTAGGCATCTTCTCTCGTGGTAATGCTGTAGATAGCTTGTGTGCAAGGATAGATGATAAGCTTATGCGTATCAAGAGCAAGGGAATAACAGATGCTACTGAAGACACAGTACAAGATTTAATTGGCTACCTTATCTTATTGAAGATAGCTACAAATCAACAGTAATGACTTGGAAAAACAAGGAGGACAAACTCTTCCACCACCTCAAAGATAACTACATCAAAGACCTTGAATGGTCTGAGGGTCAGTACAATCATTACGATTGTTACTCTGAGTTTACAAGTACAGACATAGAACTAAAATGTCGTAACAAACACTACGATGATTTACTGATTGAGAAAGCTAAGTACGACAAGCTACTTAGAAGAGCAGAGAAGCATCTTACTATTCCTGTGTATGTATCTGAAACACCTCAAGGTATTTATGCGTTCAATCTACACACAATGGATGAGCCTGTATGGGAGACAAGAGGTATGCCTAAGACATCACACTTCTCACAACGTCAGTTTGTAAACAAGGAAGTAGGATACCTACACATAAGTAAAGCTAAAGTCTATGCATAACATAACACTAAACCTACCTAAACCACCAAGCCTTAATGCTTACTATTCGGGTAGACACTTTTCAATAAGAGTTAAACATAAAAAAGAATATTTTGCAGCACTTGACAAAGCCTTTGAGAACTATGATGAGTTTTGGGCGGAAAGTTTTAACATTCACGTCTTCCATAATTCTCGGTACGATACTGATAATTGTATTCTTGCTATCAAATTTACGGCTGATTACCTCCGTCATCGTAACTGGGTTAAAGACGATACTAAAAAATACTTTAAGCAACTTAAAATTGAAGTTGACGAATCTCTACCGAAAGATATTTTCAGAGTAGAATTAAAACTATACGGATACAAAGAAATTTAATATGGAAAAGACATACCAGACTTGTAAATTAATTAAGAATAGAGTTGACCTTTATCTCTATGAGATGGCAATACTATTTGCTAACCTTGGAACAGATTCTACAGTAGAAGAAGTTAAAGAAGCTTACGCCAAGGAAGCTGTATTTATAGATAAAATAGAAGAGCTTGACCCTGTGAAGGCAAGAAGCCTTCGTACAAGCTACTAACACTATGAACTTTGACCAACACTACGAAGACATCACCGACACTGAAGCCAATTTCATTCTTGATATATACGAATCAATTGATGCCTTGGTCTACTACAGTCAGCCAGTCACACTCGTGCGATTGGCACACGAACTTGACGTAACATCAGCGGAGCTTTCTGATTACCTGCCTACTATTATCACTATACTAAACAAAGTTGAAGAACAGTATGAGGTACGACAAAAACCAGATTGAGATAGAGGCTATAAAGTCTGCTCAAAAAGGTAGGATAACAGAACCTCTTGGTGCTTTTATTCTACAACGAGCTTTAGAGATAGCAGGTTCAGCGTTTATTACTAATGGTGATAAGGAGTTGGAGCAAGCATTGATAGATGCTGCTGTAATGCGCACCTGTGAGAAATTCCTTATTTACTATGAGGAAGGTAAGAGTGCTGCTAACCTAATCATATCTATAATATACTCTACTATGACTAATAGAATAGTGTCATTGAAGTGGAAAGATGTGTATGGTAAAAATATTAAAGGTAACATTGTAGTTATTGAGAATGGTGAACGAGTCACCAAGTTAATTAGATATACTA